TCCGCCCTAGTCTTCCTATTGGAACAAAGCTCACGATTGTTTTTGAGGAAGATGACAAGAAGCCAACAGAAGACGTACAAAGGGCTGCAGTTGACTTGCGTAGTACCTATATCAATACGTTTGATTCTGCGGCCACTTACAAGATGGGAGCAGCAAAGCTCAAGCTAGTCTCTGATGATATTGATGGTGGCAGCGACATTGAAGGTAAGTTTGTTTTTGAATGTGTTGAAAGTGGCGTGTTGTGCGAAGAAGACTATGCGACAATGCGTTATCAAGAAAACGAAGAAGATTTACGCCGCCAAAAACGAGAAGCAGAAGACGCTATCAATGCGTTAAATATTGAAAAAAGTGCTGCATTTGCCAATCGCTATACGGGACCTGGTTCAACCAAAATAGCAGAGTTTGATCAAAGATTGCTTGACACAGACAACGCCATCGAGAGCGCCACTGCCATTCTTAAAGGTGACTTGTCAGGCAGAGAACTGCTAGATGTTGTTGCGAATGAGGGTACTTTTAAGGGCATTAGAGACAACATTGATACCCTAGAGGGCGAGATTAAAGGCCTGAATGACGACATTGAAAATCTAGAAGGTGAAATCAATGACATCCTTGAGCTTAGGCCCATAGATAGAACTAACGCACAGAAGAAAAAACTTCAAGATGCGAAGAAAGACAAGAAAGCAAAAATTGCCAAGAAAAAAGAAAAAAGAGTGGAGCTTCGCGATCAGTTTGCAAGGCTTTCTACTCGCGCCATTGAGCAAGGGCTTTACGATGGGAGTAAAAATACAAATTTAAGAGAAGAACGTCGCAAATTAAAAGAAACCAAAAGGAAGCTTGAAAAAGACCGAGCCCAAGCGGCTAGTAATGTAGATCGCGATTCCACTGCAGAAAAATCTGCACAGGATGATTGGACAAGGCGCTATTCAGAAGCAACTGCAAACCTTAATACCATTACCAAGCAGCTACAAAATGAAGATGCATGGAATGACCATTTCAATACCAAATGCATTGCCAAGATTGATGATATACGATACGAGGCAGTGACAAAATGTGAAGTGGTGAATTTTTCTTTTAAAGCAAGAGTGTTCCAGCGCATCCAAGGGAGGATGAATAAATATGCCGAAGTGGACCAGCAGGGGCACAAGGATAGCGATAACGGTACGCGCAATCGCACCTCTATGTTCTGGCTTTGGTACAAAAAGCCAGAAGAAACCTCCTATAAGCTTGTTCCTTATGTGTTTGGCATTCGGAGTGGTCAAGAGATTGATCGATATGTAAATCTACGATTTATTGCGCCATCAAAGGAGAAGTGGCAATTTAAGCTTGATCCAATCGTTGATTTAGCTGCGGAATTGCGCACTTATAACGCTGGCGTGAATATGGAGATGGTTTATTTGCGCACTGCTGGATATGGCGGAAGTCTGCGTGGTAGGCAGTTGTCTTTTGACAAGGGGTTTTCTATCGTCTACAAAGGACGTGCTACTGCAAAAACAATTAATCTTCGACCGCCATCAAACCGCACTCCTAAGTTTGTTGACGAATGGGGGCTCTTCTCCTTGCGCAGTGACACTCAGATTTCATTTTCCTTTGAAAGTGGCCCCGAGATTTCCCTGGTGGCAGTTACTGAGCAGCAAAACCAAGCGTTAACTGATGATATTTATGCAGGCATGTCAATGCTGGCCCTTAATATCTACAGCGGGCAAGGAATCAAAGACCTGCGTTCCCTTAGTGCATGGGTGAGCAAGGGCAAGAAAGTAAGAAAGTTTCTGGATGTAAATGGTAATTATGAGCCTTCCCCTTCTAAGTCCACTAGCTATGCACCAGAGATCTTTCTTGATACTGTTCTTGACGAGGATAATGGCATTAAGGCATATGCCAATATCAATGGCATAGACACTAGGCAGTTAAGTATTTCTCAAAGATTTTGTCAGGCGAATGGCCTCTTCATGGATGCAGTGATTGCCGACCAAGGATCGTGGCGAGAATTCTGGGCACAAACGGCCCCGTTTAGCTTGCTTGAATTTGCTCGCATTGGCGGAAAGGAAACCCTCGTCCCTGCTGTGCCATATGACACTCTTTACAAGATTTCACGCCAAGTGCAAATCCAAGCATTGTTTAATCAAGGCAATATCTTGGAAGACAGTTACAAGGAAGAATTTATTGATTACGGCGATAGCACTCAAGACTTGATTGCTACCATCGTCTATCGGGATACAGCAAACGACAATTCATTTCCTCAAAATACAAGCGTTCAAGTGCAGCGTCAAGATGCAGTGGAGGCAGACAGTATTCGCCAAACCTTTGATTTATCCGCGTTTGTAAGCAGCAGAGATCAGGCTATCAAATATGGCAAATTATTGTGCCAACAAAGGCACTTTTCTCGTCGCGCCATTGAATTTAAGACCTTTCCCACTGAAAGCCCCGTAGCGCCTGGTTCCTATATTTATGTGCAGCTTGATCAGAATCAATGGGACGACGTGCGGAGTGGCGTGGTAGAAGAGAATGGACAGCTTAATCTTCCATTAGCTGAAGACGCTATAAACGGCTCTTTTACAATATTGCTCTACGATGGACAGAATAATCCCACCAGGCTTTCATCTGTTGCTATCAGCAATAACCAGTCGCCTGCATTGATAAATTACGAAGGGTGGCTTTTTGTCCTTGGCACGCAATTAACTACCAAGCGAGTATTCCGCACAACGGAAGTGTCAATGGAGGAAGAAGGTGAAATTACTATTAGCGCTATTGAACACCCATGCGATGAGACTGGCGGCACCACGCTTTCTAAGATTGCTAATTTTGACGATGCTTTCTTCGTTAACTAACGCTATCGCCAAATCCTGTTAACATAAAGAAAAAGCTTTAAGACAATGCCTTTTTATACTGGTCGTACTGGTAAATTGCGCCTTGGCGGTAGCGAAGTGTCGAAAGTGCGCAACTGGACGCTTGATACATCTGTGAACATGCTGGACACCACGGCATTGGGGGACACTGCCAGCACTTTCACTCCTGGCCTGTCTAGCGCCACTGGTAGCGCCACCTTGTCTTATTACAATGGTGCCACTACTGATGTTACCGATCTTCTCGCAAAGATTGCAAAGACTGGCGCCATCACTGACAGCGACGAAGTGAGCCTCACCTTTGAAGTGGGCACAAGTCAGTCCTTTGTTGCCAATGCTTTCATCAATAGCGCCAGTGTCAGTTCTTCCACTGATGAACTGACTACTGTGTCGTTCAACTTTACCATCAATGGCCCCCTGACTACCGTCACCCTCACTGGCACCACTTGATAGGATTGTTAATTTGCCATTTACATTGCTTGTACAATGAAAGAATAAGCGCTGAGGCGAGATGACGTTTTTTGTTGGCCATACAGGCGCTATCAAACTTCAGCGCGGAGGAGAGAATACTCTTTTTACTTCTATTTCGCCAAGCGATGTTAACACATCATTAAATCGCTTCAGTTTTGAAGGGAGTGATGATAATTTAATTACTGGCGACCTTCTTGAAATCTCCACGGAGGATGAAAGAGGGCTATTGTTTATGCCAGCCACGTTTTGGAACATTCCAGGACCAATCGTTGATGGCTTCAATGCAGTGGTGTGGACCTCTGGAAGCACAGCCTCCTTATCCGGCTGGCTCGATGATGATATTAGTACCAGCAGTGACTTGCCGCCACAAGGTTACGATGAATTCAGGCTTAGCGATTATGTGATTGCCAACAATATTAGAGCTTACGCTCACGTGAATAGCGTGGGCGGAATCCGCCTGTTTGAAGATTTTAACGATGCGGTGAATAATGAGAGAGCCAATGAATATGCATTGGCTAATTTTTATGGCGAGCCTATTGATGTTACGGTGGGGGTTAGGGATACTCGCTATAACACGCTGGGGTCGGTCACTTCATTTGAGATTAATACTGACAGGGCGGCAATGGAAACAACGAGCCTATCGGATAAATTTAAGCAGCAATATTCAGCAGGACTGCTAAGTGGCAATGGAAGCATTGAATGCCTGTTCAGCTATGAATCAGTGTCAAACCAAGATGTTCCTCTTTTTCTCTTGCAAGTCATTAATCGATTAGACGTGGGGAGTAGTTTCAAGGCATTGCTTTCACTATCTTCAGTTGAGCGATCTCTTACTTTCAGGGAGGAAGTTTATTATGAGATGGATGCAGTGGTCACCAGAGCAGGAGTCACTGTAACAGCGGATGCGTTGGTAGCATGCTCTGTTGACTTTGTTACCACTGGTGAATTCAAGCTGCGTGTGGGCATTCCGCCTGAGTACATTCTCAAGGAAGATGATGATGCCATCTATCTTGAACAGGGTCTTGATTACTTGTTGAAAGAAGTGACTGACTAATTCCAGCAAAAAAAGCAGTTGGTGATAATAGCTATTATCGTTTAAGGTTAGACTGCATTTAGCTTTGCCCTTCTGAGAGATGGCCGATCAAAGAATTACGGAACTCGTTGAACTCCCTCAGGGAGGCGTAGCTTCAAACGACGTACTGCCTATTGCGGATATTAGCGCTAGTCAGACAAAGAAGGTGCAAGTTAAGAGCCTAGTTCAGGCTGGTTTTAATCTTGCGGATGCTTCAACGCTTGACATTTCAAAGATTAATCAAGGAAGCGCGACCAAACTTACTGGCACTTCCATTGACACAAATACGCTCACCTATGACAAGATCCAGCAAGTAAATGCAAACAAGCTCCTTGGTCGTACCACCTCTGCTGGCAACGTCGAGGAAATTGATTGCACTGTTTACATTCGCACGCTGCTTGACGACGCTAATTCCACTGCAGCTCGTTCTACTTTAGAGCTTGGAATTGTCGCCACTGGCAATACCATTAACACAAGTCTCCTTGAAGATCTAAGCGTTACCACTGATAAGATCGATGATCTTGCCGTTACGGCTGGCAAACTTGCTAGTGATTCTGTAGAAACAATTAAGATTATTGATGGTGCCGTAACTTCCGTCAAGATTCAAACTAGTGGCATCACTGGCGCCAATGTAAGCGCTGAAGCTATTAACACTGTTCATCTTGCTGCTAGTGGCGTAACACTAGCGAAGATGGCTGCCAATTCTATTGGAACCATTCAACTGGTAGACAGTGGAGTGACGCAAGTTAAGCTTGCTGCGAATGCCATTGCGACGGTAAATATTGTTGACAGTGGTATCACGCAAGTGAAGCTTGCCTCTGGAAGTATCGCGACAATCAACATCATCGACAGTGGAGTGACGCAGCCCAAGCTTGCTAGTGGCGCTGTTGATACGGTTAATCTTATTGATGCCTCCGTCACGCTGGTAAAAATGGCCAGTGGCAGTGTTAGCACTGCTCAATTTGTTGATAGCGGCATTACGCAGGTCAAACTTGCAAGTGGAGCAGTGGATACGATCAACATTGTTGATTCCGCTGTGACGCTAGCCAAGATGGCTACTAATAGCATTGGCACTATTCAGCTCGTTGATAGTGGTATCACGCAAGCCAAGCTGGCTAGTGGTGCCATTTCAACTGTCAACATTATTGATGCTTCTGTAACGCTAGCCAAAATGGCAAGCGATAGTATCGGCACTGTTCAAATTGTTAACAGTGGCATCACGCAAGAAAAGCTTGCTGCTAATGCAATCAATACTGTCAATTTAGTAGATAGTGGCATCACGCAAGTGAAGCTTGCTGCGAATGCGGTGGCAACTGTCAATGTCTTGGCCAGTGGCATTACGCAAGAGAAGCTTGCTGCCAATTCAGTGTCTACTATCAATTTAGTAGACAGCGGCATCACCCAAGCAAAGCTTGCTGCAGGCTCTATTGCTACTGCCAACATTATTGATAGTGGCATCACTCAAGCCAAGCTTGCAAGCGGATGTATCACCACGATCAACATTGTTGATTCGACTGTAACTCTTGCCAAGATGGCAAGCGGTAGTATTGGCACTGCACAAATCGTTGACAGTGGCGTTACAACTGCAAAGCTTGCCTCTGGAGCCGTCACCATCGGAAAGCTTGGTCTTTCTTCTGGGGAGCTTCCTGGATCTGTCATTACCGCTAGTTCCATTCCTTCTGGAAGTTACGCAAGTGGATCTATTTCTACTGTCGCCATTGAAGATAATGCCGTCACTTTTACCAAGATCCAGCAAGTGGCTAGTGGAGTGCTGCTTGGTAGGGCTTCTGCCGGTAGTGGCAGCATAGAGAGCATCACGCTCACTGAGGCAGGCAGGGCCCTGTTGGACGATGCTGACGCATCTGCTCAACGCACTACGCTTGGCCTGGATTCCATGGCAGTACAAGCTGCTTCTGGCGTGGCAATTACTGGTGGTACGGCAGTGCTCAGTAGTGGCACTATTTCCTATGCAACCATCAATGGTGGCGCAATCAGTGGCATTACTGACCTTGCCATTGAAGACGGTGGTACAGGCTCATCTACAGCCTCTGGAGCCAGGACAAATCTCGGTCTGATTATTGGCACCGACGTGCAGGCTTACGATGCTGCACTGGCTTCAATTGCTGGCATCACCGTTGCGTCTGGTGAATTTATCTATGCCATTGCTTCTGACACTTACGCTGCAGCCACAATCACGGCTGCCGGTCGTGCCATTCTTGACGACGCAGATGCCAGCGCTCAACGTACTACGCTTGGCCTTGGTTCGCTAGCCGTAAAAAATACAGTAGGAAGTGGAGATTACGATTCCTCTTCCATCGTCACTGCAGATATTGCTGACAATGCAATTACCACTGTGAAACTTGCTGACAGTGGCATTACCACTGTCAAAATTGTTGATGCAAATATCACGGCGGATAAGCTTGCGAGTAATGCAGTTATTACCGCCAAGATTATTGATAGCGGCATTACTACTGCCAAGATTGCCGATGCAGCAGTTTCTTACGGCAAAATTCAAGCCACTAGTGCAAGCGATGTCATCCTTGGCAGATTCTCTGCTAGTGGAGGAACCATAGAGGAAATTGTCTGCACATCAGCAGCGCGTTCCATTCTTGATGATGCCACTGTTGCAGACATTCGCACTACGCTTGGCCTTGGGACATTGGCAGTGCAAGATGGAAGTTTCTCTGGTACTTCCACTGGTATTAACACTGGCGATCAGACTATCACACTCTCGGGAGATGTCACTGGTACTGGCACTGGTGCATTTGCTGCTACGATTGCCAATTCTGCCATTACTTCCGTAAAAATTAATGACTTGGCCGTGATTACTGCCAAGCTTAGCGATGGAGCTATTACTGGCGCAAAGATGGCAGATAATTCCGCTGCTGTGGTTGCTGGATCTACGCCAGTTGGAAGTGGAGATTTTATTGGCCAACAATGGATTAATACAAGCACTGGCTATGAATACACATGGAATGGAAGTTCTTGGCAGCGTCAAGCTAGTCTTTCAACTATTGTCGTCTCTGGTGACGCCATTTATGGCTTTACTTCTTCTTATCCAGATGAATTTAGTGCATCCATCGTTCCCTCTTTAAACACTCAAGTGGCATCGCGCTTTTTTGCTGGCCCCGCCAGTGGAAGTGCAGACGCAGCCCCGACATTCCGCACAATCAGCACTGATGATCTTCCCAAGGCAACCACTTCAGCTTTGGGCGTAGCGCAAGCTGGAACAGGATTGGTCACCGTTAGTGGCATTTTTAACCATACCAATAGCATCGCCTCAGGTGTGTATTACAGGGTGTCCGTGGACCCGGAAGGGCACGTCACTGCTGGCAATGCAAGTCTTGTCGCGGATGACATTCCTTCGCTTTCGGCAAGCAAAATTACCACTGGATCCTTTGGCAGTGGCTTTATTGCAGATGATTCCATTTTGGCATCAAAGCTTGCCAATTATTCTGTCAGCCAATTTGGTGAAGCTCCGCCAGTTGCCGACTTCATCGGGCAATTTTTCTTTAATCCCCTGGAAAAAGATCTTTTCCTCTGGGATGGCAATGTTTGGAACCCAGTTGGAATTTCAGTGGGGGAGATTATTTTTGGTGGCACATACAATGCAAGCGGTAATACCATCGCGAGCACGAGTGCTGATGGCGCAGCAATTGGCCTAAGTGTTGGACAGCCACTTCCTTCGCCATCAGTCACGTTTAATCGTTATTACGTGGTAGTTGCAAGTGGAGGCACAGGCGCATCTCCAGCTCCTGAAACAATTCTGCAGCCGCCAGACATTCTGCTTTGTAATGGCACGGCATGGGTGGAAGTGGACGTTAGCTCCACTTACACGAGCCAGGCTGCAGTGAACGTTGCATTCACTCCAGCAGCGAGCATTGCAAGCAGCAATGTGCAGTCGGCCATTGAAGAAGTGAGCAATGAATGTCGCAATGTAAACAATGTAGCGAGTGGTATTCTTGCCACTGGATATGGCGGCACTGGTTTTAATGCCTACACCAAAGGAGACCTTCTTGTCAGCAGTGGTACAACACTTCTAAAGCAGGCGGTGGGAACCAACGGGCAGGTACTAACTGCTGATTCAGCTTTTGGCACTGGCGTGAAATGGGCCACACCTGCTAGTGGCACGGTACTCTCGGTGAGCGCCAATTCTCCGATTACTGTCGTCAGCGGATCTACTACGCCTATTATTTCAATTCCCGATGCCACGACAAGCGTTAGGGGAAGTGTTCAACTCACTGATTCCGTTGCAACTACTAGCTCAACGCTTGCTGCTACTGCCACTGCAGTGAAGAGCGCTTATGACCTAGCCAATGCAGCATTGCCAAAAGCAGGCGGCACTATCACTGGTGAAGTGGTAATTGGCAATGCGGGAACATTGCTTTTTGAAGGTGCCACTGATAACACTTTTGAAATTCAACTTGCAGCGGCTGATGCCACTTCAGACAAGGTGGTGACGCTGCCAGACACTACTGGCACCCTCATCACTACTGGCGACTCTGGTACTGTTACTAATTTAATGCTTGCTGGCAGTATTGCTGATACAAAGCTCAGCACTATTTCCACTGCTGGAAAAGTAAGCAATAGTGCCACCACGGCCACTAGCGCCAACACTGCCAATGCGATTATTGCTCGCGATAGTAGTGGTAATTTCTCCGCTGGTACGATTGATGCCACCATGGATGAGGGTACGTTCTAATCATTAAAAAGAAAAGCCTTTTAGAATTGTAAGAGACTAATTAGTCTCTCTCAGTCTTGAAAGGCTTTTAATTATGGCTGGCGTTCTTCAACACCTGCGTTCATCGACGCTTAATAAGCGTCCTAATCCTGCTTCTATGGTTGATGGTCAAGTGGCCATTAACTATGCAAGTGGCAGCCCTGGCATGTTCTTCAAGGACAGCAACGGTAGTTTAGTGAAAGTGGGGCCCGTGCATGTTGGTAGCACGGCTCCTAATGTGAGTCCTGCTAGTGGCGGCACGGCAGGGAATAGTCTTGGCGAGCAATGGCTTGATACAAGTGGTGGTACATACGTATTCAAGATTTGGGACGGTGGATCATGGCGCAGTGAAGCTGGGGAGTTTGTAAACAGCACTGGCGATACCATGACTGGTTCGCTAACAATGGGACCATCTGCCAGCTTGATTTTTGAAGGCAGTACAGACGATGGCTTTGAGACGACATTAACCGTCGTTAATCCTACAGTAGATCGCACTATTACTCTGCCAAACGTTACTGGCACTGTTATTACGACTGGCGATACTGGCACTGTTACTAGCACCATGCTGCTGGATGGCACTATTCTTAATGCTGACGTAAATGCCAGTGCTGCTATTGCAGGCACTAAAATTAGTCCTGATTTTGGCAGTCAGACAATTACAACCACTGGGATTGTTAGTGCCGCTCTTGGCGCTGCTGCAGCTCCCAGTATTACATTTACCGGCGACACCAACACTGGCATCTACTCACCCGGCGCAGGCCAATTAGCCATCAGCACTGGTGGGTTTGGCAGGTTGTTCGTGGATAGCTCGGGACGCTTGCTAGTTGGTACGTCTAGTGCGTCTACAGCGGCAACCGCTGTTTTTCAGGGTAACTCTGGTGGCAGCACCTCCCACGCAATTATCAATTTAGCCAGGGGTGTAACAAATCCTGGAATTAATTTAAGCCTTGGTTTTGCTCAATTTCAAGATTCCGCCGGCTCGGTTGGAGCGCAGATTTACGCGCAAACAGATGCTGCCTGGAGTGCTGGAAGCTATGCAGGCCGCCTAGTGTTCTCCACTACAGAGGATGGGGCGAGTTCACCGACGGAGCGGATGAGGATCCAGAGCAATGGGCGCGTAGGCATAGGGACTATTTCGCCTGGGGCGTTATTGGATCTTGCTGGAAACAATACAGGCTTAACGTCTCCGCTTAACGCAACAAACCGTCTTCGCTTTACTGACACAGACACCACACAAACCAACGATCAACCCACCGGGACAATTGAGTGGTACACGTCCGATACGGATAGCCCTGGTGTTCATGCGTACATCAGTACCGACATGTTTAACAGCGGGAGTGGCGCTCTCGTTGTTGGTACGGGCAGCGGTGGCAGCGTTAGTGAACGAGTTCGTATCAGCAGCGCAGGTACTACAACGTTAACTTCTGCTGCATCCACTGCGCCCTTTATTGCCAATATCAGCGCCAGCGAAGTGGCCCGCATCGACTCCAGCGGCAGGCTCTTAGTTGGTACGTCTTCTAGCTCTGCCGAAGCTAAGTTTGTTGTTCAAGGTGGATCTACTGGATTTGGCGGCGCAGTAAACATCCAGCGGAATGCAACCACAGCATCTGCTGGCAGCACCATTGGTTTTGTTGACTTTACCAACTCTTCTAATAATGTTGGTGCCCGTATTCTCGCTGAAGGGGATGGAACATGGAGCGCTGGTACTAGTCATCCAACTCGCCTAGTGTTCTCCACCACGGCGGACGGGGCGAGTTCTCCGACGGAGCGGATGAGGATTACAAATGGCGGAAGAATACTCCTGACAACAACTGTCGAAAGCTCTCTTGAGGCTGTTGATGTAAATGTTGGCCAACGCTTGTCGCTGTGCATCAATGCCACTGACTCTGCTAACAGGCGAAACTGGCGCTTGCAAACAGAAACAGATGCACTTGGTGACTTGTGCTTTAGGTGCAGCACTACTAATACTGGAGGGCCAACTACAACGCGAGTTCAGTTCACAAGTGCTGGACAGGCTTACAACACCACGGGCACCTGGGGCACTCTTTCTGATGTAAATCTTAAGCAAGAAATTGAAGATGCGTCTTCGCAGTGGGATGACATCAAAGCTGTACGTTTCAGAAAGTATCGGCTCAAAGATGAAGTCATTAACAACGAAAATGCTTCACACCACCTCGGCGTTATTGCACAAGAACTAGAGCAAACTTCCCCTGGACTTGTAGTAGACAGCGAAGATGGAGTTAAGTCTGTGAAGCAATCAATCCTACTTATGAAAGCAGCGAAAGCTTTGCAGGAAGCGATGGAGCGGATTGAGGTTCTTGAACAGCGCCTGAACGACGCTGGTATTAATTGAGCCATCGGTCCAAATCCCCTTCGTTACTGTGCCTGACGACACCATCACCCCAGAGGAAAACGACCGACGCTTTAGGGAATGTCTTCAGCTCATCCGTAACGTCACGCATGAACAGCTCGTGGCGGTGATGGGTGAAGACTTCCTTGAGGAGTTCAGGCGTGTTTCTCAGCGTAACAAACCATTTTGGTGACATCAACAAAATGGTCTGGCGTCATGTAATGTGGTAGGGCAGCGAGTGTCACCTCCTGCCCCCGGCCACAATCCCCTGGAGATTATGACTGAACAAGATTACAGCAAAGATGTTCTTGCGGCCCCCACAGGAAATCTTTTAGTCGGGAATTTTGACGCACCACCTCCTTCCATCAGTTTCAACACCAAAGACGCCGGAGAAATCGCCAAGTTCACCGAAGAAGGCTTTTACTACAAAGGTGAGTTTGTTGATGATGCTGGTGAGGTGCATCGGCTGATGAAAGCGACCTTGAAAGAATTGCTTGTGGTGCGAAACATGCCAACAGACGATGATCTAGATGAGCTTGCCTTGTTTTGGTGGGGACCAGATACTGATGAGCGTACTGTTTCTGAAGTGATTGAAGAGGGCAGCATGTCTGCTTTCGCCAGGTATGTGCTTACGTCTTACGCCCACAAAAACCAGTAACCACTTGCTCTTTTATGTCTGACACCGATTGGTTGGAACCGCTTGATCGCCGTATCGAAGAAACAAAACGTGAAACGGAAGCCATCAGAAAAGCCAATGCCGCATTGAAGCGTCTTTACAGCAGCAACGACGAAGGCATGAAACGTCTTGCTGACACTTAAAGTTTTACCATGAACAAAATCAGTATTCTCCATTGGTGGTTTGTTTGCTTTTTGCTATGGGCGGCAGTTGTTGCTAATCAACTTGCAGACATCTACAATTTGTTAAAGGCCAGTAGTCTTTGACGCTTCTCTCCCTGGCGGTTTCCCGAAGAAGCCGCCTTCTTTTTCATTGCTAAACTAACGAAGACCATTTTTTTTTGATCATGGCAATTACTTATCAGTGGTCGGTGGCCAATATGGACCGCACGCTGTCAAATGGCTTTGTGGGAACTGTCCACTATACGATTTCTGCCGACGATGGCACCTATGCAAGTTCGGCATATGGCAGCCTTGGTCTTGAAGCTCCCGAAGAGGAAGACGCCATTCCTTATGCTCAGCTCACGCCCGAAATCGTAATTGACTGGGTGAAGGATAAGTTTGGTGAGGAGAAAGTAGAAGAAATTGAAGATGCACTTGCTGCCCAGATTGAACAGCAGCGTGTTCCGACCACTGGCACTGGCCTTCCTTGGAGCTGATGAATGGCATCAAAAAGCAAAGTAGGCATTAGCGGACAGAAGCTATTCACTCCTGGCAAGCCTAAAAAGACAAGGCAAGGCAATGGGGCGAATAGCAAGCCTAGTCATGGCCGCAAGCAGCCTCGAGGACAAGGTAAATAACTAAGGGGCCATTGGCCCCTTTTCTTTTAGCATTACAATTAAAGAAAAGCGTTATTATCGTGGGACAGATTATTGCGGGCGGTGAACAATTTGAAACTCACATTGAGGCAGATTATCGCGGGCAAATTTTAAAAACTGGTCCTGATAGTGGCGCAGTGGATGCATTTGGCAGGGCTCGTACTAGTGCTCCCTATACGCTTTTTGATAGCACGATGCGCTATAACAAGCGTCCTGATCAATGGTTTGACCGTATTTCTGGCGGAGGAGTGGTCACTTATTTGACCAATGAAAGCAGCACGGCTTTGGCGACCACTACGGCATCTGGGGACGTTGTACTGCGTAGAACTAAGCAATACTTCCCGTACCAGCCAGGAAAGAGCATGATGATCATGCAAAGCTTCGCTGGCGCCACGCCAACAGCAGGCCTCATTCAGGAAGTGGGCTTCTTCGATGATCAGAACGGAGTGATGCTTAGGGCAAGTGGTACTACGTTACAAATGGTCATTAGAAGCTCCACTTCCGGCTCCATTGTTGAAAACGTTGTCAATCAATCAGCATGGAATATTAACACTCTTGATTCGCTGGATTTCTCTAAAGCTCAAATCTTTACTGCCGACTTTGAATGGCTTGGCGTAGGGCGAGCAAGGACAGGCTTTGTCGTTAATGGTGAAATCATTTATTGCCATGAATTTAATCATTACAACGTGCTAACCAGCGCCTATATGACAACGGCTATTTTGCCATTGTCCTATCGCATTCAAAATGCTTCAGTCCAAGCCTCGGGACGCACCATGAAGCAGATTTGCAGCAGCGTACTGAGTGAAGGCGGGTACGAGCCAGATGGTGCTGTGTATTCAGTGAACCACGACCTAAATTCTGTTCCCAACACTTCTGGAGAACGCATCACTGCTGGCATTCGCATGGCAAGTGGTCGCACTGGCAATGTCATTCTGCCTGTGAGAATTTCCACTGCCACGGCTACTAATGATGTGGTGTTGTGGCGTTTGCGTTTAAATCCAACGCTTAGTGGAGTGACGTGGAGTGCTGCGGACAATCAAAGAGGCAATGTACAAGTGACAACTAGTGGCACAGCTACAGGCGGTACAGTGGTCGACGCGGGCTTTGTCAGTCAAGGCAGTGTCAATAATTACGACATTGCAGTGGCCATTCGTCTTGCCTTAGGACAAAATGCCTCTGGCGAAAGCGACACTCTCATCTTGACCCTCGACAGTGCAGACAGCGCTAAGGCTCTTGGTATGATCGGCTGGGTGGAAATCACTTAATTCGTTTACAATAAAAGAAAAAAGGCTGGCCATGGTAACACCAGGGAAGTACGATATTACTATTCATCAGGGTGCCACGTTTGAGCTGAGCTTGCAGTACAAAGACTCTACTGGCACTCCAGTGAATATGAGCGGTTATACAGTGGCTGCTCAGCTATGGAACAGACTAGGCACTTCTAAACTTAGTAATTTTGATTTTTCTTGGACGACGCAAGCTAGTGGCCTATTCAGGCTTCGATTGACAAGTGCTGTTACAAGCGGCATCACTGAGCAGGGGCAATATGACGTGCTGGTAACAGAACCTAGCGGCGATAAATACTATCTTTTACAAGGAAATGCTTTTATTGATCTTGGACTCACTGGGAGGTGAATCACATGTCTGAAGTGGTCATTAGCTCACCAGAAATCAATCAAATTGTTATACAAGAAGAGGAGAACAGTGTTGTAATCACTTCTGAGACAACTGCCATAGCGACTATCATTGCGCAAGGACCGCAGGGAGCACAAGGTCCACAAGGTCCGCAGGGCCCAGTGGGAAGTGGCGTTGCTATAGACGGCACTGCTAAAGTAGACAAAAGTGTTGTCTATTACGATGCTGCCACTGCATCTTTCAAAGCAGATACAACTTGGGTTATTTCTTCAATTACAGATGGGGGTAATTTTTAATGGCTAATACCATCCGCATTAAGCGCAGGGCTTCTGGTGGTAGCACTGGCGCCCCGTCAAGCTTGGCAAATGCTGAACTTGCCTATAACGAAAGCGATGCTGGCAATGGCGTTCTTTATTATGGTTATGGCGCTGGTGGAGCTGGTGGAAGTGCCACGCAAGTTGTAGCAATTGGCGGCGATGGTGCTTATGTTAATTTAACTGGCACGCAATCAATTAGCGGCAATAAAACTTTTACTGGCACTCTTACGATGAGCGGCGCCACCATTGATGGCTTTAGCACCACTGGCAATGTTATTGTCGGCGGAAATCTTACTATTAATGGCACGACGACTACTGTCAATAGCACCACTGTCACTGTTGATGATAAAAATATTGAGCTTGGTAGTGTCGCAAGTCCCACCGACACTACAGCAGATGGAGGCGGCATCCTTCTCAAGGGAGACACTGATAAAACCATTTATTGGGTGAATGCCACTGATTCATGGACAAGTAGCGAACACTTGGCTGTTGCTAGCGGAAAGTCTTACTTTATCAATGGCAATAATGTTTTAACCGTCAGCGCATTAGGCAGTAGCGTTGTTTCTTCTAGCCTGACAAGCGTTGGCACTCTCACATCTGGTGTTTGGTCTGCTTCTACTATTGAAGTGAACAAGGGAGGCACTGGGCAATCCACTTATACTGACGGTCAGCTATTAATTGGCAATACCACTGGGAATACGCTTACCAAGGCAACATTAACTGCTGGCAGTGGTATTAGCATTGGCAACGGCAATGGTTCAATTACGATTTCGGCATCAGGTGGTGGCGGGGGTACAGTGTACACTGCCGGCAATGGATTGGATCTTGTCGGTGATGAATTTAGCGTTGATTTAAAGGCAAACGGTGGTCTTGTCATTGAGAGCACAGAGCTTGCAGTGGACCTAGGCGCTTCTAGTATTACTGGCACATTGGCAGTAGGAGATGGTGGTACAGGCGCAACAACACTAACTGGCATTCTCAAGGGCAATGGTACGTCTGCCTTTACTGCCGCCACTGCCGGCACCGACTATCTTGATACAAACAGCACAGTCGATGGAGGAACATTTTAAATGCCTCGTCAAAATAAAATCATTCTTCGCAATGGCACAACAGTGCCGAATGGGGCGGATTTTGACATTGGTGAACCTGCATGGAATAAGGATGGGGGAGCACTCTATGTGAAAGACTCCGCGGGAACGATGGTCGCTATCGGGGCGCCCTTTACTGGCGGCACTTTAACCAGCGGATTAGTGGTTGCATCTGGGACCACATCGCTTGCTCCATTGTTGTTCCAAGCGGGCACTAGCCTAACAACTGCTGCTTCTGGAGTGATGGAATATGATGGCAAAGTTTTTTACAGTACGCCAGCAGCGCGAGGAATATCCCCTTCCGCGATGGTTTATCGCCTTAATGCTGACTTGGCTGGAGCGAACAGCACAGTGTCGCAAAGTTTATTTGGCGTCGGAGTGTCTTTGCAGGCGAATACGATTTATGCCATGCAAATGACATTCACTTTAGCAAAAACTGCAGGAGCCTCTTCTCATTCCATAGGGTTTAGCTTTGATGGCGGCACAGCCACATTTAACAACATACACATACACGGCACGTATCAAAACATTCAAGCTGCGCCGCCTAGTACAAGTTCTTTGGCAACAAGCGCTTGGAACTATGGCATACATACAACAACTGCTTTAATTAACTATATAACCAGTATTGCAGGAGCCGTCCGCACGCAAACAGGCACGTTTTATGGCACATTTAGTGTCAATGCGGCAGGCACATTCAACCCTCAATACAAACTATCTGCTGCTCCAGGCGGCGCATATAGCACTCTTACTGGATCTTTCATTAGTATTTGGCCCATTGGAACGTCCGGGAGTAACGTATCAGTCGGACCATGGGCATAACCACTAGTATGCAAAGGCATCTTTAGTGCTCATGGCTTTTCCTTTTGTTGCAGAAAGTGAATGGTACAAGCAGCAGACGGAGGGTCTCTCCGATATTCTTGCAGAACTGTTAACGGACGATGATCCCGCCATGGCCTGCAAGGCTCTTGGCGAAACCATTGCTTCGTGGGAAGACCACCACGAGAAGGAGCTTGCCAAATGGAAGCGCCTTAGGGCGCTTCTGGGCCTGGGAGCTGGTATGTAATCCTCAATTCCCCACCAAGGGCTTTCACGGCCTCGCTGGCATTCGCTGGCGGGGCTTTTTCAATGAGCACCGATGGGACAATGGCGTCAGGCAATGGCGTAATGGTGGCATCAGGAAAAAGCTTATGAGCTTCTTGGGCCAATGCGTTTGCTTTTGATTCTCGCTCTTCCTGGCCCCATTGCTTGACGAGCGTAGCTGCCTGCTCGTCAATTTTCTCCATGACAATTTTTGTTTTCCATTCTGTCCAGTCTGGACGACAATATGCCATGAGCATTTTGAACCATGGCTTCAATGCAAGAGAGGGCTGCTTGGTAGCAGCCCATAAGCCAAGCTCATAACAAAGAGCATTAAACCAAGATTGCTTGCTCATTTGGTATTCGCGAATAGAGAATGATCAGCCTTCTTGATAGACGCTAATAAAGATGGTGCCTTGTTTCGTTAAGGGCAGAATCTTATCACGAAGATCAATGTTGTGGCAACGAACGCAGCCATGAGTGGGGACAAGAGGCTGCTTAGGAGCCCATGCACCTGGCCAGCCATTAGCGCTGCCACCACCATGCGTCATAATTCCAGCTCGACCATTGCCAGCTTCTTGATTTTCAAGCTCCACCATATCAAAGCTGTACCAGCCATAAGCCATAAGAGTGCGATCATATGCAGGCTTGTCACCCACTCTCTCATAGTCTTTATAGATGGCACCAATCTTATAGACCCCCACAGGAGTGTCTGAATTTGTAATCTTCCATTCAAAATCACTATATTGCCCACGAGCAAGGCAAGGAATGGTCCAAAGCAGCTCGCCTTCAAACGAGAATGCTTTCATTGTCTCATTCGCATCGTTAACGATGAGATGGGAGTCTCCTTTCTTGAAGCCAAAGTCTTGAGGACGTTTCTTGGGACCAATCATGGTAGTTTTTGTTGATTCTGGAGCGTATTCCTTCATGAGCCTAGACAGCTTTGCTGGATAATCGGGATCCGTGGCATAGCTTTGTTCACGAAGCATGCGTGCTGCTGCGTAACGATTAGGCGCGTGATTAACTCCCTTGAAATGGCGATAGTCTTTATACCATCGCGTGATTAAATATTCAATGCAGGCGGCAAGGCTAGGGAAATCAATGAAGCCCGCCTTAATAATCACCCACTGACCGTCGTACCATTCTTGCGTGGCAGTAGACGTACCTTCTCCTTTAAGGCCCAGAAAGTTGTTCTTGCCAGATGTGTGCTTACCAAAGCCACTTTCAAGACAGCATTGTGCTGCAGCAAGCTCGGGGTAGCGAGCGCCGTAATGCCGGGCAAGCTGGAAGCATTCATCCCAGAATGCCCGATCAGAGGGCCACATGGCATCAGCCCTTGACGCGGAAGACAGTCTTCAGGCCTTCAATGAGAAGCTGGAGCACGTTATTGCTTTTCCAAGGAGAGTGATCAAGAATTTGGTCTGCAGCAGCAATAAGAATGCCACCAATTACGAACCATTCTGCGCCGCTCATGATGAACAATGCGAGGAGTATATAAATAGCCTAGCGTTCAATCTCTAAACTGCGCACTCTTGTTTCAAGATCGCTCATTTTATCAGTGAGCGCACTGAGCTTTTCTGTAACACTTTCAATCTGTACGGCCACTCTTGCTTGCTGAGTGCCCACAGCAATAAGCATTGCCCCTGTGGACAGCAACATTCCGGCGGTTATAGTCGCCACAAAGTTAGCCAGACCGTCCTTGAAACTGTCCATAGCCAAAGGTCAATGATATTATTCTACGGAATTCATCAGCAAATGTTTCGCGTTAGATTGTCCTCAAGACAATTAAATAGTGCCATGCTTAGTGCGAATGGTCCTGATGAGCTGCTTTATTCTCTCATTGAACTTCGCCCTGGGGATGCAAAACGTAGATTTCGCAAGAGCATTTTTGAAGACTATTTCCTGAGAGGACCTTTTGGGCAGTGTGCATGTGCTTATTGCGGCACGTGGAACGAAAAGCTTACCATTGACCACATTGTTCCCAAGAGCAAAGGAGGGCCTCATTTCAGTCGATGGAACACCATTCCAGCATGTCGATCCTGTAACATCTCTAAGCAGAACCTGCCAGTGTTTGAATGGTGGCGGCCTCAAGATTTTTGGACCGAGGAACGGGAAGAAAAGCTAATGGCTTGGGTGTATTGCAATAGCTTTGTCAGTGCCCACACTGACCAGAAGGATCTTGAGGAATGGTGCGAAAAGAAAGGCTTGGTGCTTCCCGTGCATCAACGTATTGCCCATGAAAAAGGCCCCGTATGGGGCCTTTGTTGCAATGCTGCTTAGCCTTCCACTGGAGCGAAAGTGATCTGCTTGCCTGGTAAGTCGTAACGAATCCCAGGAACTGGCTGCATTTGGCCTGGCATGGGACAGAAGCCATCCTTGCAAAGTTCTGAAGAGCCTTCAAGAGCATCAACAGCTTCCTGCTCCGCTTCATTTTCCTTGGAAAAAATAAGAAGATCAAGATACCAGCGACATTTCTTCAAATCCTCTAGGCCATTCTTGTCTTCATAACGCCAAATATATTTAATGATGTTTCCTTTAAGGAATCCTCTGAAATCATCTACGTCCATTGAAGCTTCAATGGCTTCAATGCATTCGATGCCACCATTCTTGGCATAGTGGCGAGGGTTGTTTACGGGGTCGTGCATGGTAAAAATCAGGCAGAGGGATAGAGTTGATTGATGGCGTCGCGAATCAAGAGGGCATCTTCAAGCCCAACTGAAAGGAGTATTTGACCTTGTGGCTGGCCAATCTCGTCGTAATGCTTAATGGTCAATCCTGTTCCAGGATCTTCGTCCACCTCGATCATGCAATTTTCAATTGTGTACCACCATTCGGGCTCAGATTGGCAACGTTTGATAGTTGTGATGGGCATGGTCAGAACGATGTTTGGTGGAGATCAAAAGCCTCAAAGGCCTCTTTGAACAGCGGACGGGCGAGCATGGAGAGAGCCTGAGCATAGGCTTGGATTTCGCCTTGGCTATCAGCCTTGTCCCGCAATGAAATGAAATGCAACAAAGCTTGCAAGCTGCAGGTCCAAGTGAAACTCGTGTACATACCAACGGGCAGAATGCCTCGTGCCTGCTCTTTGCTCACGCCTAGCGTCAGGAGGGCCTTGTAGGCCTGCTTAGCCTGCTCCAAGGCCTTCGCGTATTCAATCATCGCCATCTGGTTTGCAGGCTCTTCTAGGAGCCCATCAGAGGCCTGCTTGTTGCTAGCGCTTTGCTGACGAAACACACGAGGCATGTAGAACAGATCTTCGTCAGCTTCGCAATAGCGAAAGCTTTTCTCGTTCCAGCCAAGGGTGTCGTTGGCGAAGGTGCCACCAATGACATGCTTCCACCATTGCCGACAAACGAACAATGGAGCCTTCACTTGCCACTTGGTGACAACGCCACGAAATGGGCTGGTGTGCTGATGCTTGACGAGATAGTTCAAAAGCTTCTGGTCCTTATCGGACCATTCGCTACTGGTCTGGTCAAAGCTTTGACGAGCATCGCAAACGATGTCAAGGGAGCTTCCCATCCAATCGATGAGACGCACCATGCTGATGCCGTCCCTCAGCGGGTCAATTTTTGCCATAAAGCTCATTGATTAAACAGAGGGGCCGAAGTCGCTGCAAACTGATTGTAGGAGCAATGTCCGTAGCGGAATGCCAGCGTACTTGTGCCTTCCTGGCTCGTCCACTTGCATCAAAGCCTTCAATGGTGCCAACAATGGAGGAGGGCATCCATCCAGCGGCTGTACGTTGTACATACACCACTTGTTGCCCAGGGAGCCATTCATGGTTGCGAGGCGTGCGAGGGAGCTTGTAGGGGCGGTAGCCCGCCCCGCATGTTACGGCATCCTTCCCATCGTCCACCTTATAAGCAAACCGCTTGCCAAATTGCCGCATGGCTAGGCTAAACGAAATGAAGAGAGAACAATGTCCAGGATGTTTTCCATTCCAGTAGGATTAAACTACAACGGACGGGAATGCATTGCTGCCATGGGGCCATTTGAACGGAGCATGGAAAGGGACTTTGCCCTTGTTGCCAACAAGAAAGCTCTTAGCGAATGCAATGATGTGGAGAAGCTGCGTCAAGTGGCTTGCATGATGATGGAAGGTTGGAGCAATATGCAAGAAGCCGTGAGTTCCTTGGTGAAGGAAAACCTTGAGCTGCGTCAAGCAATGCAATTGCAAGAGCACGATTTGCAAGCTGCTGATGAGCTGCTCATGGAAGCTGCAGATGCAGTTAACAGCTTTGCAAAGAAGCAGCAATCCGCTCAAGCCAAAAAATTTCCTTGGCCGTTTGGCTGGTAAGAAGATAAACCTTCCATCCTCCCATGGTGGCAAGATTGAACTTACGAGCATCGCGCTCGTAGCCAGAGCCAGTCACGTGGCGACCACGACTGAACGTGCCTCCTTGTATTTCAATGAGGCTCTGGGAGGGCAGATGAGCAAAGTCTGCCCTATAGCGTTTTGACCGCTTGCTTTTTGCATAGCGCTCTTGAAAATCAGCTTCCCACGTTGGCACGTCACTGAATTCTCTGATCAATGGGATGCCAGGGAAATGGGCTTGCCAAAGGCCGAGAAACTGATCTTCAAGAGCACTCACGGTCTATACGGCAGCGAATGCTACGCTAGCGCCTTGGTTCTGATACTTGCCATCTCCATAGCCTTGGGCGGCTTCTGAAGA